GTCAAGTAATCTCTCGAACCACCATAAGCACCAGCATCAATAGCCGCACTCCTCAAGGCCGGAATAGCTTCCTCTCGAAAATCTTTCAACAGATTATAAGTTTCTCCTCTTAACTGAGGTTCAATACTCTCTGTAGCCTTTCGGTACCCTAGGCCAAGAGCATCCCCTGCAGCACCAGAGAGATAGTTATTAAATTTTCCACCACCTAGAGTTCCAGCAAAACCGAGGTTTTTGTTTATGCCTCCTTGGAGCTCTGGGATGTAGTCTTTCCAGCCAGATTGAGCTTGCGAATAAGCATCTCGAATTTGATTTCTGACTGAGTTAATTTCTTGTGCATAAGCATTTTCAGCACTTCGTTTCACCTTGCCGGAAGAGTATCCAGCAAGACCACCCAAAGCACCTCCAACAACTGCACCAGCGGCAGCACCACCCATATTATTTCTCCTTCTTTTTTATCGATAAAATATAGCAGGTTCCCTCCAGCATGAGAAACTGTCCCGTCGGCCAGAATCCAAGTAATCGAGCCATTTTTACGGCTTTCTTATCTGTGCAAGGAGTTATCCCTACTAATTTAGCATTATAATGAATTTTGAAAAATTCTTCAAGACTTTTCTTCGCAGAATGATAGCAATGTAAAGCAGAGCCTTTTCCCTCCCAGTGTGCTTCCCAAAACCCCTCAGGGAGCTCAGAGCCATCCTGTCTAGGGATAAAATAGCTCATAAAAAATGGAGTCCCGTAGAACTCCACTCCTTTTAACTTAGATAACTTTACATAGGTTTCATGAGGAATCTGTCTCACAACATCATCTTCCCAGCCTTTATACTTCTTGAACAAGTCTATGCCATGTTTCATCTTCTCTACTCCACCAGTAAAACCTAACTACATTATCTGCATCTAGAACTCGAATCAAATCCCCATCTGCACCAATAGGCAAGCCCGAACGAGGTTTCTCTGAGTTCCTAACCCACAGAGGGAAATTATGAACTTCATCTCCAGAATGTTCACTAAGCACTCTGATAAGAGAACTTGCCCAGGAACGCCAATCGTCATATTCCCCAGGAGTCGGAAGGGCAACCTCTTGAAAATTTCTAGCCATGATTATAATCTCCCTTGCATATTTTGTCCAAAAAGCTCTATGGCCGAAAGTTTCCAGATAGTATCCGGTCCAACATCTTCTATCCGGATTCGGAGAAATCTCCCAGTCAATCTCAACCAGTTAATCTTGTCCAGTGTGGAGAGGGGAAACCAGGCCGACCATTTAATCTCGTCTTCAAGGCGGTCTCTCCAGCCAATCTTCAACTTTGCAGAAGTCTCACCAGCATCTTTCAGCTCCGCTTGAAACGCGTCTATGTATTTGTGAGTCTTGGTATCTAGCTCAATATCTTTCGACTCAATCCAGAGTTCTTTCTCTCCTTTATTCGTCGAGATAATTTGCCCATTAACCCAAACATTTCCTAAGCCTGACACCATATCTTACCTCCATAACTTACATTGCCCCAGCCTTCATAGCACATCCCAATCAAGCCTTCGCCTTTTTCCGGCAAGGGAAGTTTACCATCTGACTTGGCAAGGTTCTGAGCATTCTTAAGGTCATCTAGATAAAGTGTTCCCGAAGTATCTACCCAATATTGTTTCCAAGCACAAAAGCGGTTCCAATCCAACAGAGTCCAGGTGCTATTCTCGAGATTGAATCCAAAGCAAAGAATCTCAGAGTTATCTGCCGAGATAATCGGCACGAAGAAGAAAACATGCTGGATAATATTCCAAGCAGCACAGAAACATCCTGCAGTACGATTGATATCGAGCTTCTCGTTAATGGTATCTCCAACTTTTTCCTTATCTATAAAGGTAATACCATTGCCATCTGAGACCCAAATACCATTAGGCCCAAAGCCAAAGATACTTCCATTCTCGGCACAAATACTTCTCGAGGTCCAAATTCCAGCACCCTCAAAAATCTTCTTATAGCCAAAGATATAAGGTCTCGAGATATACGGCACTTTCACGATGTCTTTCTGTGTACCTAGAAGCAGGTAATCCTCCATAGCTATACCGCCACGGAGTTCATCTTGCACATCACGAATAAACAGGTCGCCAGCCATGTTATCTTGCTCGGGAATCCATTTCTCTGGGTTATCATCATCCGACCAGAGAATTGAATCTGAGCAAACTACAATCAAGAAGTTTTTACACTTCAGAAGCACTTTGGCAGCTTTACCTCGAGAAGTAAACTCTGCCACCTCGCGAAAAGTGCTATAAGGCCAGTAAGATGGATTAGCCTCTCCATCAATAGTCTCATTATCATCTCGAGGTTTCCATATCCAGAGTTTCCCACCATGTGCACCTAGCATCCATTTACCAAAAGGCTGGAAACTCCAGTCCCCTACAGAAGTATCCCCTACAGGACTCCTGTCCTCCAGTTGTGCTGTGACGAGTGAGTAGGAAAGCACAGATTTTTCAGTGCCGAGGAAGATATAATCACCAGCACCGCTCACCGCGTTCACAGGGACACCAACCGAAACGAGTGGAACCTGCCCAGGCATTGGCTGGAGTGTGCGGTCAATAAACAGCACACCACGACCATCCTCCCACAGAATTGGTTTCTGGTCCGGGAGGTCTGGAGAATAACCTTGAGCTAGTTCGGCTATTCTTACAATCCTCTCACTCATCTTTTAATCTCCTATTTCTTTTCAGTTTTAGAAGTCAAAGCCTTGGCAGCATCAACTGCAGCTTTAGCCTTGGCGATTTGTTCTGGAGTTGCATTTTTAACATTCAGAGCCAGAATTGACAAAACCTTTTTAATCAACCCAGCACCTGGAATAAGAGCGCTAATAGCAGAAGCTCCAACAACGACAGAACTAAAAATAGTCCAAACAGTTTCAATATTATTCGACAAATAGTCCAGTATATCATACATATCTAATCTCCTTATGAAAGTTGAAAGTGAGGTTTGTCTACTAGAGATTTCCAAGTGCCACCCCACTCCAGATTTGGAATTCCAATTTTACCTGCACAATAATAAGCCACTCGGGCTAATTGGTCCCAGCGAGGAGACTTCGAGTCAATCTCGCCAGTTTTAGTCCGAGGGCAAGGATAAGGGTAAAGGTCAACCGCTAAGCCCTCGAGATGTTTCGAGGCTAGAGTTTTAGAAACACCTTGATGCACATAACGCTTCTGGGTTTCTAAATCTCTTAGCCCCTCAATCACAGAGATATCCATATAGAATAAAATTTCCTCCACCAGCTCTTGAAGGAGTGGGTTAACTCCTCTCAAGCGAAGTTTACTCCGAGAACTTAGAGCGTATGGTTTTTCTCTTCTCTTTAATTCCATTTTCGTGATACCTCTCAATTCGTTCAAACATAGTAGCTTGGTCAATGCGCACCTCTTGAATTGTCTCGAGAATTTTCTCTTGACTCTTAAAGAGCTTCTCGATAGACTCAGCGAGAAACTCGTTCTTTTTCAATTCAAGACGGATGTCATTGATGTCTTTTCTGAGCTTAAAATATTGCCGGAGAATCCAACTAAGAAGTCCAGCATTTACGGCCCAAATTATCTCTTCAACACTAGGCATAGCATCTCCTTTCAAAAATCTATTATAGAGAAATAAATAAGGTCTGTCAAGAGGGAGATTGGGAGAGGATAATAAAATAGGCGGTTACTTAAAGTAAGCAGCCGCCCAGGGGTTTAATATCTTTTAACTGAATGCTCATTAGCAAGGATGTTGATTTTAACCAGACACTTAAAAGTCTTTGCGAGGTCTTTAGTAATGTCTGCCATCTTGCCAAGCTCGTCCAAGCTCCAAGCATTTTCTTCTTGGCCAATCTTTTGAGCTTTCTCAGAAATCATATCCAAGCCAGACCAGATTCTAGTCTTCATCATTTCAAACTGTTCATTAGTCATTGTAGTTTTCCTTTCAATCTCTCGAGGAGCTTTACCAAAGGGTCAGCAATCTCGCTTAGACGAAATAGTCTCTCCGGAATCAACCCAGCAAGACTTGGCCATTTCTCGCCAACTAGAGCTCTCGCAAGTTTACCATCAACCAGGCCCTCCTCGTTCATCATAGGCCGAACAAGGTATTCAAATTCTCGAAGATATTTATTCAAGTCAATACCTAGAAAATTTAGCAGCCATTGAGCCTTAGCACTTGGCGAGGTGCTCCCAAACAAAGCCAGCAGGAGTTTTTCCTCTGCTAGGTCAAGTTCATTTTGTCTCAAATCACTAAGCATATTACAAACCCTCCAATGCAGCTAATCGAGCTTTCAACCGAGCATTTTCCTCCTCGAGGCTTTTAGCCCTTTTGCCAAAACCCTCAGCGGAAGTCAGCACGGAAGAAATATATGAATCAATGAGAGGTTGAGATGTAGGTTCCTTAGAGAATTCCTCTTTGAATCTCTCAAACAGCCAAGAGTTAAAATTCTTCGAGAGAACTTCCCAGGAGGACTTTACCTCAGGCTGTTCAAGTGTCCAGGAGACTTGCTCTGGAGACATCTTTTCAGTAGCCTCACGAAGTCTAGTCCAGGGACTTTCGCCAGAGTTTTTCTCAAGAGATTCCCTAATAGCATCCAAAGATTTTGTAGCTTCAAACATCTCAACCTCCTTTTATTAGTTGCCAGACGCAGTGGTCGAGCCAGAAGCAGCGCTTGAGCTTACAGTCGGAGCAAACGGACTTACAAAAGCTGGACCCCAGCCTGGAGCAATCATTCCATTAGGAATCATTCTCGGAGCCATAGCCTCAAGAGTGCTTACGCGGCCATCCAAGCAGGCAATCTTCTCACCATTAACTGCATTAGCAACTGCAGTGTTTTTATCCAACTCGCAGATAGCTTTGCACAAGGTTTGATAGTTTGCAACAATCTGACCATTTAAGTCTTTATAGTTTGCAAAAGATTGCTGGTCAGTGTAGCGAAGAGATTTCTCTAAGCTCAGCTCAGATTGCAATGCAGAATTGTTACCACCCAAGCCCAGAAAGCCATTTCCGCCAGCCAACTGGTT